ACACTTTTCGTATTAAAATTTCTATAATAATAAAACGAAAAGTGTGCCAACCATAATTTAAGCATCATAAGTAATTCTATTAATTTTTGGTGGTTCTGATGGTATATTAATTTTTAATTCGTCTTTTGGTGGTGTGGTATTTTCTACATCAACACTAACAACGAGGTCAGTACCGAGGCAATGAGAGCGACACCTTTTATGGTTGAAAACTGCTAAAACAGTGCCACCGATTGACACCACAATAGCAACAATTGATAAAATTCCATTTTGATCCATTATATATTATTTTAGAAAAAATATCTAGATTTCTTATTAATTTGTTATAAAGAAATATCTATATATATAATATACAGAGAGAATGCAAGAACAAAACGAACATCCTGAACCCTATCTAAATGTAATTAATCGTTTAGAACAATTAAGACTCAAAAAAGCACAATACAACGCTAAATATAATAATAAAATGAAAGAATTACACAAAGATGATGATCCTTTAGTCTGTCCTATTTGTTATGGCAAATATTATCCTGTTAATAAGACACATCATTACAAGACGGATAAACATAAAAACGGTCTAAAAATCAGAGCGGAAGTATATGGCGGTGCAACTTAAATTTATTTTATCATACATATTATATGATAAAATTTGGAATTAAAAAATCTACTAATAAGAACAAAAAATATGATGCACTTTTTTCTGATGATGAAGGCAATCAGAAAAAAATAAGTTTTGGGGCAATTAGACCTAATGGAATACCATACGAAGATTTCACCACTCACGGAGACGTAGAAAGAAAAAATCGTTATATTTCTAGGCATAAAAAAAATGAAGATTGGACTACACCATTTAATGCTGGTAGTCTCTCACGGTTTTTACTCTGGAACAAACCATCTTTAAAATTATCAGTACAAGACTTTAAAAAACGATTTAATTTAATATAGCAGGTTCATCAATTTCACCTGTTGCTAAATATTTTCTATATCTTGCATGTTCTCTTACATCTACTTTTATTAATAAAGCACTTATAATTCTATCAATTAATTTAGTAATTCTGGTTTTTAAAATATGGTTTAATGTATCATCTATTTCTAATAAATTATCTTTCATTTTGTATTGTTGCACCCACATTTCAACGAGTACCATTTCAGGGTCATTTCCAAAATTACGATTCATAAATACTTCTTCAGGGTGATGAATTACTTCTGTTACTGGTGGTGGTTGTTTTGGTATAATTTTACTTAAATCTTTAGGGTTGCGATCATCAAAAGGATCGTAGGGATTGTGTGTTTCAAGTTCGTTCTGGGACATTGTATATATTAGATTTAGAAAATATTTTTACAATTAAATATATTTTTTAAATCTAAATAATTTTTTGATCTTTAATGTACGCTTTTTGTGTTGCCACAGTATGACCCATTTCAGATGCCACTTTTTCCATTTTTTTATTTTCTGCACCAAATTCTTTAGTTATAAATATATGTCTTAACATGCTAGAAGATACCTTTTTAGGATGAAATACTTTATTTAATATTCTGGTTATACAATTATCAGCAGTAAATTCAGTACCATCATAATATACTAGGAATGGCATAGAGACTTTTTTAGGCAACTTTTTTCCCTTCAATAATGGGTGATGTTTTAAATATAAATTAATTACTTCATATAATTCATCACTAATATCCATAATCTTTTGACCTTCAGTTTTTGCAGTCTTATAAATATTAAATATAAATTTTTTATTATCATAATCAAGGTAATTAAAGTCAATTTCGTTTTTATATGGTCTGATTAAATGCATATAACTATAGTCCTTATTACGTCTGGGACTATTGAAAATATACAACGATAAGACCATCAATGATAATAATAAATTATATTGGACTTCACTGATTATTTTATTTTCAATAAATTTATCTACTAATGATCTTAATATTTTATATTTTTCTTCTACTTCAGACCATTCTAACCAATTTTCTGATTGTTGGCGACTCATCTCATTAGTTGGGGTCTCTTTAATTTCTGTATTTATTTGCATCATATGATCGTAATATTTTTTATGTAATTTTAATAATTTTTTATTTTCTAATTGTGTAGATAACACACTTACAATTGAAATAAGATAACCTCTTTTAGTATTTGCTTTATATTTCTCCAATTTTTTGAGTATCTCTTCAACATTTTCTAAAAATTTTAAATTTTTGATGGGAAGATCATCATTTAATTTGTCTAAATTTCGGAGGTAGAGTTTGATAGAACTATCTGATAATTTTTTTTCTTTTAACTGTAAATATAATTTACTTTTAAAATCCATATATACATTATATTGAGATAATTATTTTAATTATCTTAATAAAATCTAGATTATATTTTTTTTATTTTTTTCATAATATTCTTTATTGGATTCTTTTATTTTTTCTTTATTATTTTCATAATATTCTTTCTTGGATTCTTTTATTTTTTCTTTATTATTATCACGGTATTCATTTTGTTTTTTTAGTATTTTTTCTTTATTATTTTCACGGTATGCTTTCATAGATTCTTTATCAGTTCTACCTGCAATTTGTTTATTACAACATTTATCTTTATTTAATCGTATCAATTCACCTTCTCTTTTATTTAATTCATCCCGATTTTCACATTTAAAATTTTCTAAAAGTTCAATATAAAAATCTTCTAATTTAGATATATCATTACTTTTAACACATTTATGCAATGCTTTTCGTCTTGCTAGTGATTGAGTTGTTGAACCAATATATATTTTATCAGTTGAAGGACTTCTTAAAGTGTATATCTTGCCACCGTGATACTTATTTTTAACTATTTGTTCCATATTATACTATTATATAATAATATCTGTTTATATGGTTTCTATTCAACATCTCCTAATAAGAATATTTCTTTTTCACCAACACCTACCATAGGGTAGGTTTTAAAAACTGTTGTTGCACGTGTATCCATATTTTTTAATTTTTTAATTTGTGCCTTATCTAAACCTAAATATTCAGTTAATAGATATTTTAGACCACGACCAGCACCACCTTTGAGGAACATTGTAACAGAATGACATTCATTGAGGATGCGACGAGTGTCCTTTCCATTACATGCTAAATGATTTGTTAATATTACGCTGATATTATGGTGGCGACCTGTCTCGAGTATCAAGTTCATTAATGCATAAACAGCATCTCTAATCTTTTTATCTTTAATGACGTCAGTATCATCAAAGATTACTAAACTATCTTTAAAGTCAGTTAGTTTAGGGGGATCACGTGCAAATTCTTCATTTAAATTAATACGACCAACTTTATATTTATCTAAACTTTTATCATCATCAACAGCACTAAATAAATACATTTGATTTTTAGGAAATTTCTTCTTATACTCTTTTAAAAAATTTCCTGTATAAAATGATTTTCCTGAACCAGATTGACCTGTAATGTATTGGACTCTATAATCATTTACACTTTCAGTTGGTACTGCTTGAAAGTTGCTATCACTAGGTAGTTTTAACTGTTTAAAATGTTTAATTGTTTCATCTTTATCATCAGAACTTAAATAAACTATTTTTCCATCTAATTTTCCACCATTAATTTTTACTAAAGGACGACCTACTTTATTAAAATTAAAAGACATCTATATATTAGATTTAGATTTTTTTTATTAAATATTTATAATTTTTTTGGTTGTATTCCTGTCCGCTCTATTTCACGTCCTACATCATCTATTTCAGTTTTTAATTTATTTATATTGATACCATTTTCAATGAAATATTTTTTTGCTTTATCATTAAATATTTTATCGGTCTCTTCTATTACATCATTTATTTTTGTAATATCTGCTGGGACTTTCAAGTCTTTTAAATTAATTAAAATTTTAGATCTTGTATCAGCATCACGATATCCTGATTCAACTAATAATTTAATTGTTTTTAAATTAGATGATAAAGCATATAACCTACCATATTCACTATTAAAAAATTTAGCAAGTTTAACTAATGACCTTTTTTGACGTAAATACCTATAAATATTAAAAATTCTTTTTAATGCTTTGAAATATCTTCCTTCTTTTCTATATTCTCGTGCATCATTATTCATACGAGTTAATAAAATATGAAATATATCTTCACGTGTTAATTCGGTATTAAAAAAATAATTAACTGATACGTCTTTAAAATTATTACCAAATCTAACAACATAATCTATTTTAATAAATTCAACACCTTTATTGAACTGATTAATAAATTCATCTTCGGGGATATTTTCATTATCAAAAAATTTCTTTTTATCGTCTGGTGTCTTACCTTGGATTTTTAATTCTATAAAATATACATTAGACATTTTATTTGTTTTATTGATAATTTTCATAAAATTTCGGAAGACGCTATCAGGGTTTTTATCTTTTACATTAGTAATTATATCATAATCGCTGGGGTATTTTTGACCTTTTAACGATGCAGTACCAATTACTTTAATATTTGAATTTGGATATTTTAATGCTTTTAATATATTTACAATTTCTTCATCTGGTTTTTCTTTTTCAAATCCTACTTCCATATTATATGCTTATATATTATAATTTAGATAAAAATTATATTATTAAATTATATTCTATCAGGGTTAATATTTGGGTACATATCCATAAAAGGTCTTAATTCACGAACAATATTACGTAATTTTGCTTGAGCGGATCTATATGGTGCAGAATTTGGATTTCGTGCATTACCAAATATTTCACTTATTTGTTCTCTATATCTATCATATATATCACTTAATACTACCTGTAAATTATCTTTTTCTGGATCAGTTAAATTATCATCCCTATCAATCTCTAAAAATATATTATTAAACTCGTCTTTAGCATTTGCGTATGCTTCATCTCTTTCTGCTACGGCAGGAACTAAATCTGTTCTTGCTCTTACTACACGTGATGAAACACCAACAGGTTGTCTGGTAGGATACAAATTAACTAATTCTTCCATATCATTTAAATCAACTGGTCTGTCTGTTCTGGCGATTTGTCCTACTGTATTTATATAATCATTTAATTCATTAAATTTTTGTTCTATATATGATTTATCTTGTGTTGTCATATTATATGCTTTTGTGTATGCACTAATATAATTTATAATTTGGTTATATGCTGATATTATTTCCTGAACTCCATCTAATTTAACACCATCATTATAATCGTCAATTGTATCTTCTAACTCTAATCTAAATTTATTAAATAGACCATTAATATTATATCTAACTCTACCTTCAATTGGTACTCTTGTATCTACTGTTTGTGGTGTCATTTGTTGGACTTTTACACTTCTTTTAAAACTTTGTTTATTAGCGTTAAGGTCTTCATCTAAAACTTCTCGCATTTGTCTTATCCTTATGTCAGTCATTATTATATATATTAGATTTAGATAATAAATTTTATAAATTTATTATTTAAATTATTAATTAGCATTAGTATAATCCCTCTGCTTTAACTATGCGACTTGCTTGAATCATACTAACACCTCTATCTGCCATTACTTTTCTAACCACTTCCGCTCTTGCACTTCTTCCGCTACCTTTCATTTGGCATATTTGTAATGCTTTCTTTTCTGCTTTCTTTGCTTTAGATAATCTTGGTCTTCCACCAGTTTGTAATTTAGCACCAGCACTGCGACCATTTCCACTCATACACATTTCTAATTCCTTCTTTTCTGCTTTCTTTGCTTTAGATAATCTTGGTCTTCCACCAGTTTGTAATTTAGCACCTGCACTTTTTCCGAGACCTCTAAATGCTCCACGTGCTTTTTCTTTTAACATGTTTATTAATTCTTCTTTAACAACAGGTAGTACGGGTTTAACTACGTGTTCGTATGCGAATTCATAAGGCATTTTGAAACCTTTCCAGAAATTATCTGCAAAAACTCCTCCACCACTTTTTCTATTACACATTTCTAATTGTTTCTTTTCTGCTTTCTTTGCTTTAGATAATCTTGGTCTGCCACCTTTATTTAATTTAGCACCAGCACTGCGACCACTTCCCATTGATGGTTTAATTAATTTAGATGTAGAATTTTCTAATTGTAAATAACTTCCACCGCTCATTGGTTTTTCAAGATCTAAACCATAATTTGGTCTTTTAGGTTTTTTACCAC